CCTTCCGACCTAAAACTAAATAAGGGGAGTTCTCTGGACTCCTTTTTTTATTGCCATAAATATTCAACGACATTGGAATTACTTTGATGGTTAATGAAGTGCTTGGTGTGCATCACATCGCTGAGTTGTGTGAGTGTAATGCAGACCTTTTAAACAACTCAGAATTTATTAGCACTTCCCTTAGGCAAGCAGTAGAACATGCTAACGCAACACTGATTGAAGAAGTTAAATATGAATTCACGCCACAGGGAATCACTGCTGTTTGTCTGCTATCGGAAAGTCATATCAGTATTCATACATGGCCTGAGAAAAGTTATGCTGCTGTAGACATTTTTACCTGTGGTAATCATACAGCACCAGATGTTGCTTGCAGATTCATGGCAGATATGTTAGAATCAAAGCAACCAATATTTACTGTAATTTATAGAGGAATATAATGGAAATTACTGCATACACATTACTTGGGTGTTCACATTGTAAAACTCTCAGAGAATTATTTAAGAGAGCAAAAACAGATTACACTGAAGTTATGGTAAAAAGAGATATCACTCTTGAAAATTTTAATGAATCATATCCACACGTTTATAATTTTCCTTTTGTTGTAATTGACGGTAAAGAAATTGGCGATCTTGTCGCTGCTGTAAAATTTTTTATTGCCCATGGATTAGTATCAAGTTCAAAAAAATCTGAGTAATGTAAAAATAATGGGTACAACTATATACGATATTGTGAATGATGCCATTGATACTGCTTTTACTCAAGAAAAATATCAACTTAATTTTTTCTTATATTTAAAATCAGAAAATGCAAAACGAAAAGATGTGCTTTCATTTATTGAATCGAATCTTGGCAAAGCTTTAGTTGATCAAGTACAAGAACTTGATATGTATTTGGATGGTGGCAATGGAGAACAGATTTTAAAAGAAGCATATAGTTGGATGGGTACACATAGAGTCAAAAAAATTAGAAATTATTTAAATCAAATTATTGAAGACGCTAAACAGTATGAGCAATCAAGAAAACCAGGAAGAAAAAGAAGATCAGGAATTACAAATAAATAAAGGTATAGAATTCATGTTGCGTAGGAGGGTTGACAATAATAAACCTAAACATGGATTAGAATGGAATACAACATTCAACCTTCTACGCAGAATATTCCATTTACATCTGGGATTCACCTGGGAGGTTGACAAATCAACAAGGGAGCAGTAAAATGGAATCAGCAACACCATACATCCTATTCTTTAGTGCAATAGGTATCATCGGTTCATTCGCTATCGGGTTTATTGCTGGATGGTTCGGCAACGATATCATCTATTCATTTTTAAATAAAAATAAAATTCAACCAATGCATCCTGAAATGTTTGATGAAAACGGGCAATTGATTCCAGATGAAATCGTGGCGGTTCGCTTTGAGAATTCTGAAGATTTTGAGGAGTACGACGACGAGGACTAAATGATTCTTATTGATATGAATCAGATTATGATTAGTAATCTGATGATGCAATTGAAAGGCGACACTTTGAATGAAAACCTTGTAAGACACATGGTTATTACTGCGCTACGTTCTTTTGAAAAACAATACTGTTTGAAGTATGGTGAAGTTGTTTTAGCTTACGATAGCAAACACTATTGGCGCAAAGAAGTTTTTCCTTTTTACAAACAAAATAGAAAGAAAGACCGAGAAGCATCTGACTTAGATTGGAATGCTATCTTTGAAGTTCTGAATAAGATACGCGACGAAATCAAAACCTATTTTCCATACAAGGTTGTTGAAGTATATGGCGCTGAGGCAGATGATGTTATCAGCACTCTCACTACTTACCAAGCGTATCGTAACATCAAGTTAGAAAAAGAAGGTAAGAAAGGAGAGCAAGTTTTAATTCTCTCTGGAGACAAAGATTTCATCCAGCTACAAAAATATCCTTTTGTAAAACAATATAATCCTATTCTTAAAAAAGAAGTTAAACATGACAACCCCAGAGAATACCTTCAAGAACATATCCTTAAAGGGGATAAGTCAGATGGCATACCTAATTTCTTATCTGACGACGACACGTTTGTGGTAAACAAAAGACAGAAACCTATAAGTAAGAAAAACTTAGAACGATGGATTAAACAAGGTCCATTGGATTTCTGTACAACTATAGAAACAAAAGCAAACTATGCGAGAAATAAAAATTTGATTGATATGGAATCAGTCCCTGAAACTTTAGCTAAAGAAATTATTGGTTCTTATAAAGAACTAAATAATTTTGAAAAGAAAGTTCCACTTGAATACTTTCAACAACATCAATTAACAAAACTGATGGAAGAGTTTGTATTTCGCAATACTAAACCACACTTTGAGGTGAAATAACATGGCAGCTTATAAAACATACCGACCTTTGATTTCAGAAATCCTTCGTAAAACAAACAACGCAAAGACAAAAGAGGAAAAGAAAAAAATTCTCCTTGATAATAATAGTCAAGCGTTGCGTAGTTTGTTTATCTGGAATTATGATGATAGTGTAGTTTCTATGCTACCCCAAGGAGAAGTTCCTTTTACTCCTAACCCAGCACCAGAAGGAACTGATAACATTAAACTGGAAAATGAAGGCAAAAAACTTTATTACTTTGTGAAGGGCGGTGCCGATCATATCTCTCAGTCAAAGCGCGAACAAATGTTTCTTGCTATGCTTGAGAGTATGCATCCAGATGAAGCAGAAGTTCTGTGTCTGGTAAAAGATAAAAAACTACAGAGTAAATACAATCGTATTTCTCGTGCTTTAATTGAGGAAACATTTCCCAATATTCAATGGGGTAACCGCTCTTGAAGATCAAAATTCTACATCAAAATTGTGATCCAGCATTAGCAGAAGATAGAACTCTTCCTTATAACGCATATATTGTAAAGTATATTGATGACGAAGTATACTGCTATGATATAGTGATCTCAAATAAACAAGCGGATATTTTTGATTACTATTGGGACAAATATAGAAAAGGACTTATCAAGTTCAAGCAAACCGAAGGGCGAGTCAATCCAAAACTTTGGGGGAACCAAACAAAAGAAAGTAAAAAAGGAAAATAACAATGATCATTACAACGATTGCTAAAAGATTAGCACTTTCATATCTTGTTTCAAAAGAAACAACCCCAACACCATTAACTTTGCGTTTGTTTTCAAACTCCGCTGTTATTTCTGCTGACATAGTTGCTTCAGCGTTAACAGAGGTGTCGGCTGGAAATGGTTATGCTGCTATTCCACTAACAGGATCTTCTTGGACTGTAAATCCAACTGGAACTAGTTTATCATACCCAGCTCAAACATGGACTTTTACAGGACCTAAAGGAAACATATATGGATACTACATGACAAATTCTTCAGGCACAGTTTTGTGGGCAGAGACATTTCCAGCAGGACCATATAATGTACAGACAAACGGAGATTTAATTACAGTAAATGTTACTATAACGACGGCATAAATTTATGAATGAAGAATTTGAACCTGATGCATCTGCGGTAACCGTTGATGTAACAGATGTAACAGAAGAGGTTACTGAAAATGAAGAACTACCAATTGAATATGTAGAGCGTAATATGTTTTATGCTAATGATGCATGGCTTCCACCACCAGCAACTGCATCAGAGGCAGATAAAAAAAGATATCAACAAATTAAAAAGTCAGTAAAAAAACTGAGGAGATTAGAAAAAAATCCTATCTTCATGGTGCAAATGATGGATCTAAAAGCTCAGCAAAAAATTTTGGACGAGATGAATGATGAAGGTTGAACTTATTTCGGTGACTCCAGATGCAGAAAAAACAATGGCTTATGTTGCAAGAGTTTCTAATCCAGCGAATCAGGATTCTGAAAACTATGCAGGTCTGTTACGTTATTGTATTAAGCACAATCATTGGTCTGTTTTTGAGCAAGCTCATATGACCCTTGAGATTGAAACCTCTCGTGGTATTGCAGCACAAATCTTGCGTCACAGATCATTTACATTTCAAGAGTTTTCACAACGCTATGCTGAT